GCGCCGCCAGGTCGGTGAGCGCATCCGGGCCATGCAGCTTCACCACCGGCGACTCGGCCTGACGGCTGTACGTCACCTCCTGCTCCACCTCGGATTGGTACTCCGTCTGGGTGTACAGCGGAAAATAGAATGAGAAAAATTCCAGAGTGACGTGAGAAACTTTTCAACGAGGCGGGGCGTAGAAACACCTATAGCGCCCCGTTTTGGTGGGCGCCGTTTGGTGAATTTGGCGGGGCGTTATGTCGTGGCTGCCGGGGCGATCGAGAGACGATCGATGTCCGGGCACCGTGGAGTGATGGTGCCGGGAGTCCCTGGGCCGAGGGCATCATGGTCAGGTCATAAAGTCGCCTCCGTTCCCTGCCGGAAAGGGTTAGAAGTTCTTGATGAGCAGTTCGGTGACTGGGCTGTAGCGCTTGGTGGCAGCGCTATACGCCGTCTGAACCGTCTGGACGTGGAAGTGCTTGAATGTTTCGCGCACCTCCGGCAAATCATTCAGACTGAGAAGGAATTTGCCCTGCAGACGGGCCAGGGAATCGGCCATCCGGCCGAAGTCGTTCCGACAGAAATCCTTGCCGTAGAAGTTTTCACACCCCCAATAGGGCGGATCGAGATAGAAGCACGTGTTCGAGCGATCGTAACGCGCCAGGAGCTCAGCCCAGGGCAGGCGTTCAATTGTCACTCGGGCCAGGCGCAAGTGAATGGCCGAGAGTTCTTCCTCCAGACGCAAGAGGTTTATCCGCGGAAGCCGAGCGACGCTTTTCCCGAAAACGCGCCCGACCACTTTCCCCCCGTAACCGAGGCGCTGGACGTAGAAAAATCGAGCGGCTTTTTGGATGTCGGTAAGCCCATCCGCCTTTAACTGGCGTTCCCAATCATGCCACCATTCGCGAGAGGAGAGCATCCAGCGAAACTGCCGCAGGAATTCTTCCAGGTGGTTTTGCAGCACGCGATAGTAGGCGACCAGCTCCGAATTGACGTCGTTCAGTACCTCGTACTTGCTCGGCTCCTTGCCGAAAAAGACCCAGGCGGCGCCGGCGAATACTTCGGCATAAGTCGCATGCGGGGGTATCTGGGCGATGATTGTCCGCGCCAAACGAGACTTGCCTCCGAGATAACAGAGCGGGCTTCGCATGACCCATCCTTTACATGAGTAGCCGTCTCTGCTACCCTTTGTCTTGCCTCCGCGCGGAGGTGGGGGCAGCAGCTCGGGCTGTGATTCGCAGGCGCAGACTGCGGATCGGTGGGGAGGTCGCATCTCCCCGCCTGCTCCCAATACTCCCTCGAATTTCGTATCGCTCCAATAGGTTTAACTTGACTTTTTGAGGCCATGAAATATCCTTTTTTGCAGTGCTCAAACCTTGATTGCGAAAGGATAATGAATGGCGACAAAGGAAAAGATGGGGGATTCTATAGTTCTTCCAAGGCTGAACATCCAGGGAATGCGGATCACGCTTGTAGGGGATTCGCCGCTTATTTGCCATGCATGGTCTGAAAAGGCAAAAAAGCAAATATTGGACAAGCAGCAGAAAAAGGCTCGCCAGGCCAGGGCGGCAAAGGATCCTCGGCGTGATTTCGAAGAATCGCTCTATAGGCACCCGGAAGGGGGTTACGGTTTCCCTGCCGTTGCTTTCAAGGCGGCGGCCGTCGATGCCTGTTCTCATGTCGAAGGGATAACGAAGGTCCAGGCCCGAGGGGCTTTTCATATCGTAGGCGAGCTGGCGAGGCTCGACGGGGAGCCCCGGATGCGGGCGGACATGGTCCGGGTGGGCCTCGGAACGGCCGATATCCGGATACGGGCGGAATTTCCCGCGTGGTCGACCACGTTGGATATCCGCTACAACGGCAACGTGCTGTCGATGGAGCAGATCGCGAACCTTTTCAACACGGCCGGTTTCGCCGTCGGGGTCGGTGAGTGGCGGCCCCAGAAGGACGGTTCCTACGGCATGTTTCATGCCGAGGCGTGAGTGTTTGTCGACCGGGCGGATTGTACGAGGCACGGCAACAGGCAGAGCAGAGCGCGACGGAAACAGCGTGGCAGGCAAGGCAAGGCGTGGCTTGGCTTGGCGAGGCTTGGCGCGGCGAGGCATGGCAGGCTCGGAAGTGAGCGCCGATAGGTTGCTCCGCACGGAGAACGGGGAGGCACAACGCCTCTCCGTTCCATTTTGCGCCTTGTGCACCGGCCCAACAACCATCGTTTTTGGTCTGCCGCTCATTCTCTGCTCGCCACCACGATTTGAGAGAAAATCTGATTGCCCCTGATCGTGACCACGGGTTCGAGCTTGCAGCCGTGGGCGTCGAGGACCTGCTTGAGCGCAACCGAGCATTTCTGGGTGCGGAGCACGCGAGCCTGTTCGACGACCCTTGCAGCTTCTTCAATCGTCGCTTCGTTTTCCGCGGCCAGGGTCGCTTCCGTCATGTTCTTCTCATCCTTCATGGCAATCCTTTCCTACCAAGCAATGTCGCTGTTTGGTTCAGCATTTCCCGGATATTTTGCCGTCAGCATTCCATCGATGTAATCAAAAGCCGCCCTCGGGTCGGCAATCAATTGCTTGATGAATGCATTCGGATTCCCGTGTTCCGTAATCTCACGCCGGACAACGTTCCCGTCAGCATCGAGAATCGAGACGGTTGCGCTCACCTCTCCACCATCTCGATTGAGCTGAATCGTAATCTGGTCAATCCTTGCGGTTGTAATCAAAATCTGAGTCGTCAAGACAATACTCATACCCACTCCTTACGAACTCTTCATGAATCCAATATTTTTTTGCCTGGTCAAAACGCCATTGAGCTTCGTACGAACATCCACGAGAACGGTTCGCAAAGCGTTTGCCAAATCTTCCAATCGCCTGAAATTGTTATTGAGGATGGATTGATCGAAGGCCATGCCCACATCGACAATCGCCGATCCGGCGCTTCCGTAGGCCCCGGTTAGTGCCGTCAGCGCCGTGGCGTCAACGTCAGCGAGATAGGTGGTCGAGTAGAGCCGGATGAGGTCGCCGCCCTCGGTCAGGATATGCGGGCAGGCGTTTCCAGCCGCGATATCCTTCGAGTATAGCTGAAAGGCGTCGGTTGGAGAAGTCGTTGGAGCAACCCCAGTGTTGACGCAAATAACCTTGGCAGCGCTAGTCCCAAAGGATGAGCCGCCGACCCCGAGGTTGCCGTCCTTGTCGAACACAAACAGGGTGACCACGGATTCGTCCGTTTTCGCTTGACGGATTGTGAACTTCCCGCACGCATCATATCCGCCCAGCGTCAAAATCGCTTCGCCGGGCAGCGACGCATGGGCGCGGCCATACATCGTGAGCGCTGCGCCCTTCAAGCCATCCTGACCGGAGCAGACGCTCAAATATGAATCGTTGACGTAAGCGCCGATCCGCAGCGCGGACGTGACGATGTTTCCGACCGGGTCAATTTCAAAGACATTAGTATAGTCCGATGCACTGCGCTGGCGAACTACGAATTTTCCGGTCGACGCATACCCCCCGAACGTAAGGTACATATTTCCGGGATAGGTCCCATGATCCCGACCATAGAGCGTGACGGCGGCCCCATTGGTCACGGTCGTTGCGCCATGAACATTCAGGAGGCTTGAATCGCTGTTGCGCGATATATTCGTGCCAGTGAGCTGTCCGCCGGCGACGGGAAAGAAATCGGAATCATGTTTGCCGTCCAACTGATCAGCATTGAATCCAACGACTTTATATCCTTGGCATACGGAATCGAGCACAATCGGAGGCCTGCCGGTATCCGTGTCAATATTCAGTTGGCCCCAAATGTTGGTTTCGCCATGAATAGACACAGCTATAAAATCTTCGGCATAACTATCTCCATTGCTTACCATTACCTGGACATAGGCTGATTTTCCTCTAGCATTTATGGCTTTCAAGAGAACCGCCGCTGTCCTATCGTATGTGCTACTGACCCTGGAGATGAGATCTATGTTCGCGTGCCGATCAAATCCGCCGATGCTGCCCAGGTTTTCAATGTAAGTTTCGTGTGATCCTGACAAATCGAACGAATACAGCAGGGCGTAATTATAGCCCCCGCTGCGCGTCTTCCATTTTACGGCGTTGGGGTCGGAATAGGTGGCGCTGCTGGCTATCGTAATACCGCTGGCGTCCAGCACCACCTCACCGCCTCCCGCATACGCCTTCCCGGTGCTTGCCAGCAGATAGAATTCCTTGGTGGTTTCATCGGAGTAGCCGGCGATTTGTCCCTTGCTGATGATGATCCTGGGGTCGGGGGAGAGGCCCGTGCGAAAGTAGCCGCCGTCGGTCAGGGTGATGGCGCGCGCCCAGAGGCCGTCGAGGAAGAGATCCTGTTCGGTCACCAGGGTGGCGCCGTCGGATTTTCGCAAATTCACGCCGACTTTCGCGCCCAAGGTGGCGTAATCTTCGGGCCGTGCCGAGCCGTAGACCACGTCCCAGGGGAAGCCCGGGTTGTGGGTGAGTTGCGTGACCTGCGAAGGAAGGCCGTCGCCGTACACGTCCACAGGGACGATCCGGACGTAGTAATTGATCCCCGTCGCCTGCAGCGGGGCCTGCGCCCAGAAATAGCTGTCCTGGTCCGCGCCGCGCACGGCCACCTGGGTGACGGGCGGATTGTCGGTGTCGAGCAATACGCGATAGCGGAGCACGTCCCGGGGCGCGTTGACCATCCAATCGCTCCACTGGACGTGGATTCCCTTGTTGTTGCTCTGGCTGGTAACCGGCGCGAAGAGAGCCATCGAGGGCGCCGGGTTGCTGACCGTGACCACCGTCTCCGGGCTTTCCTGGAGGAAAATATCGACGGCGGCGACACCAACTTTGAATGTGCGCGCCGGCGAGCCGAAATCCTCGTCGTTCATCCGGTAGGTGTAGACGAACTTTTCGTCCTTCACCCGGGCGGTGTGCTTGACGACATCTCCGGTGGTCTTGATCCGCACCAGGTAGTGCAGGAATCTGCTCTGCGGGAACTTGTCCCGGCCGACCACGGAGTCCCAGACCAGGCGGCAGTTGCGGCCGCTGAACGCATAGGAGCCCTCAAGCGTGTTCAGGCCCGTGACGGCGCTCGGAGGATCGGGCGGAACGATGTCGGCCGTCATTTCGGTCCAGGGACCGGTTCCGATGCCTCGGCCCCGGATGCGGAATTCATGCGGGCCGGGTTCGCCGACATGAAGAAAATCGATGCTCGTGGACATGGTTTCGCCCACGGCATGCCATGAGCCGTCGGGATGTCGCCAGTCCACGTCGTAGGTGATGACGCGAGGGTCATCGATGTGCTTCCACGAGAGGATCACCGCCAGCCGGTGATTGGCGGCCACGAGTCGCGTGTAGATTTTCCACTTGAATCCTTGCACCTGCGCGATCGGACCGCTGGGCAAAACCGTGGTCGGCGGCGCATCAAGGACGAGATTCTCCTCGATTGCCGCGTACTTGTTTGGGTCGTGGAGCAGGGCCGTGATTTCGCGCTCGTTTGCGGCCGATTCCACGTTCGAGAGCACACGGAAGAGGCGCGGCTCCACGTTGGAGCCGGTGAGGACCCATATCGCGCCGGGCTCGGGCAGGGTCGAAAGGGGCTGGGAGAGGCGCAGCCGCTGCGTCTTGGCCTGGGTGTTGATTACGCTCAAATCCTCGACGAGGCTCTTGTCGGGCATGACCAGCGAGAGCTTGTAGGTCTGCCCGGCCTGGAGCGTGACTGGAGCGTCGAGCGGGATCGCGGTGGAGGTGATCCCGCTGGGGTTGCCCTCGTCGTCGGTGTAGCAGAGAGGCCCGGGCTTGTCGCCGTCCACCAGTTGCACCTGGTAAACGTACAGGCCTTTCGACGTGTCTCCGAGATAGGACGTATTGTTCGTGTATGCGTCGGCGAGTTGCAGGCGTCCGGCGAGCAAGGTGAATGAGGCGCCCACGTTAAAGGTGCACCAGATGCGAAACCACCCGCCTCCGAGATTCTGCAGTCCGGAATCGACATAGATGACGCCCCCGCCGCCGCCTTGGATGGCCGCTGACGACAGTCTGTTCGCGAGGTCGAACTTGACGTATTGATAGTTGGTGCTGTCGGTCTGCACCAGGAGCTTGCAATAGTCGCGTCCGGACGCCTTGACGAAACACGAGAGCGTGTAATGCGACTCTACGGCGGGCCGGGTGACCGCGCTGTGGCCGAGATTGTGCTGCCCGGTGGTCGCGGTCTCCAGCACGAGCATTGCGAGGCGGTCGTCGAACGGCCCCGTATCGAAGTTGCCCGGCGGCTCGGGGCACGGCATCACCGTCAGATTTGTCTTGGTCCAGGCCGATTTTGAAAAATCCGTGCTGTAGGAGAGATAATTCTGCACGGTCGGATGGATTCGGCCGCCGAACCGCACGCCGGCGTGCGCGGGATCGGCCACCTCGATGATGGATCCGGGAAACGCGTCGAAGAACTCGAACCCGCCGCGAAACGTAACGGTTTCGGTCTGGCGTTTTTCGGTCTCGAGGATATAGCGGCCGTAGCGGTGCGCCTGGCCACGGCGCGTGCAACCGGTTGCCACGACGTCGATTTTGTTCCACCCGTATTTTGCGATGAGCTCCGGGTCTTCGACCAGCTCGATTGCCGGGCGGTAATGGTCGGCCGGATCGTTCCAGGAAACCAGCGCGACCGAATGGCGGGCCGTGAGAGCGGCGCCCGAATAGGCGAATCTCCCCCCGACCACGTTCGCCCTGGTCGCCGGGTGTGAAGGGTTTGAGGGGGCGTCCTGGGCGAACGTGACCCAGCCGGAGCTCCAGAAAATCATGGTCGCGCACGCTCCGGCGACCGCGTTCAACAGGTGGAAGGCTTCCTCCTGGGAGTTCAGGCACAGGTTGCACGTGTAGCGGGGCTCGTAGGTCTGGTTGCCCTGGGCGTCCCGATATCCGGTTTTCACCGGCTCGTCGCAGTACTGAGCGATCGAGTAGAGCGCGTACCGGTCCACCTGGGAGGCCGGCAGCCCCATGCCGTAGGCGGAATTTGTGAGCAGGTCGTAGATCACCCAGGCGGGGTTGTCCGTCCATCCCGTCTTGAACGTCCCATCCCAGATTTCGCCATAGAGGCGGGTGATCGGATCGTAATTGGTCGGAATCTTCACGGTGTCGCGCCCGCGCACAAGATACGACCGCACGGGGATTTTGTTGCCGAATTGCTTTGCGCGCGCCTTGATCGCCACGTAGGCGACGTCCGGCATGATAAATCGCTCGTTTATCACGAGCGAATAGGACGAAAAATACGTGGCGGTCACGTGTTCGGTGTTCGGGGTGGCCGCATCCTGTTGCGCGGGGTCCGGCGTGTCTCGCGATACGCGCAGCAGCCACGGCGCCGGGCCGAAATCGCTCAAGCCCGCGATCCGGATCATGCGCTCGTAGGCCTGGTCGGTTTTTCCCTTGATCGTCACGCGCTTGGCGTGGGTGAAGTCGGGCTGTCCGCTCGCCTGGACCCACACGTCGAGCGTCACGGCCGAGGGCCGGATGTCTCCGGTTTTCGTATGGAGCACATAGAGCGCCGGCACGGAGATTTTGACGAACAGGTCGTCCACCTGGTCGTCGTTGATCGTGACGGTGACCGGGGTCACGTGCGTGATTTCGGTGCCCACGGACTGCTCGCTGGTCGAGCGATTGAATTCGGGGACGGGATCCTGGTCTGCCTGGCCGCGGCGCTGCCATGCCTGCACGCCCCGCCAGTTGCGCGATCCGTCCGCGTTTTTGAGGCGCACGCCGTCGAAGAATATCGACTCCTCGCCGTTGAGGAGCCCGCCGATCCGCCCGGCTCCGATCACGTCCACGATCCGGACCGTCGCATCGGAAAACAGCGTGTTCTTGGCGACGGTGGGGGTGTTTCCCCCGCCGCCTTCTTTTCCGCCGGAGCCGTGGATTTCCATGTCGCTCGCGCGCATCGTTCTCCTCATGTGGGCAGCCAGACCCGTTCCGTGGAAATTTTAAACGTGTGGGGCGCATCGATCGTAAGGTTGTAATATCCCCAGCCGCTCATCTCGTTGAAATCGAGGGTGATCGGCACATCGTCGAGGGTCACCTGGCTCACCTTATAGCCGGTGCCCGCGCCGAACCCGAACGTCACGACCTTGCCCTGCTCGTAATCGTCCTCGCCCGGGTTGCACAGCCCCTGGTCGTCCAGTTTGACGATCGTGACGTGGTGGAAAACCTTGGCCGGCGGATCGTCCGCATCGCTTTCGTTGACCGTGATGCCGGCGCTGACCACGATGGACCCGACTTCATAGACGCCGTAGATGACGGGCAGTGCGCAGCCCTGCTCCATGCGGTTCACCGGGCCGTTGAAGAGGTGGCTTTGCCGCTTGTCCTCGCCCCGGGTGTAGTCGGCGACCTTGGGCTGCGGGGCGAGCATCTGGGATATGCCGGAGAGCGCCAGGATCGCGCCGAAGCCCGCGATCTGTCCGTAGGTGAGCGCTCCCAATCCCAAGGGCAGCGCCAGAGCGGATTCCGCCATCCCGGCGGCGATGCCGCCTGCGGCCCCGATGGGCGCCAGGGCAAACGCCGAGGCGATAATGACAAGGCCCAGGACCGCCGTGAGGATGCCTTTTCCGTCACTCCCTTCGGCGACCGGAATAAAATGGATCGGCGCCGCATCGAGGAGCAGCCCCAGGGAGTGGACGCCCAGGGGGGCGCTGCTCTCCGCGCATTCCCCGTGCACGATCCGGTAGGAGCCCGTCTTGAGAACGGGCAGGAAATCGGGGTAATTGGCGTGGAACGCCCGGACGATCTCGTTGACCGAGTGCGCCGCGAATCGATGGCGCGGGCCGAACCGGTCGGCCAGGTGCCCGTAGAGACGCACGTCCCGCAACTCTTCAGTCATGCGCCAACTCCTTGTGCCGAAAACACCGCGTGACAAATTTCATCCAGGGAGCGAGGGGCTCCTGGCGTGAGAGGCGGTTGGCCAGGTGGTGCAGCACCAGGCCGCGCCCGACATAGACGCCGCAGTGGTTGGGCACCGGCCCCAGGATCCGCCCCACGACGCAATCGCCGACCCGCTCCACCGTATCGATCGGGACGAACCCGGCCGAATCGAACAATTGGAACAGGTCCTCCCCTTTGTGCCACCAGCCGTGGTGCCGCGGATGGGGGGGGACACGGATTCCCTTGACGAGCCGGAACCAGTCGCACACCAGGGCGTAGCAATCGGTTACCCCGTGGCGGAACACGCGGCCGATGAGCGGCGGGGGCTCCACCTGGTCGCCGAACCAGAACGGCTCGCGCCACGCGCCGCGGTCGCGCACTATTATTCCCCAGGGCACGGCCGAGGCGATTTGCTGGGCCATATCGTCGCGGCTCGGGTGGTCCTGGCCCTCGGGATGCGAGTGGATCACCGCCTGGAGCCTCCCGTGGACGACTGCCTCGCAATAGGCCGAATCGTCTATGCGAAAATTCCCGCGCGGCTCTTCGTGGACGTTGGGAAGCGGGAGGTAGGCGTCCCGCGTGACGATCCCGCAGGATTCCTCCGGGGCGCGCTCCCGCGCGTCCTCCATCGCCGCTTGGATGATCGATCGATCGAACATCAGACCCTCGTTTTGGCCATCGACGGGAACGCCGTCGTGGGCAGGGCGCTGTTGCCGTTGAAGCGCTTGCGACAATCCGACAATCGCTTGCCGCATTGGTCCTGGGCGTTTTCGCAGGCGTTCCCGAACGCATCGAAACTCACGCGGCGGGTGACGTTGCCGCCGCTCGTATACGTGCCCCAGCCGGTGGAATTGCAGCCGTTGAGGCTGAACGTGTCGGCCGTCAGGCGCGTGATCTGCCAGGTGGTGTTGCGGAGCTGGGTCATGCCGCCAACGGTGCCGTCGAACGTCACGACCGCGTCGTCTTTGTACCCGTGCGCGGTGACCGTCACGACGCACGGGTTCGCCTTGGTGGCGCCGCTCATGGCCTTTGCCGGGGCGCTCTCCGTCGCGTAGGGACAGGTCGCGGCCGCGTAGTCGAAATCGCTCAAGGTCGCATCCCACCGGCGATACCTGTGTTGGCAGGCGTCCCGGAGCATCTGCAGGGAGGGAAGTTTTCGGCCCTGCCTGTCGAGGGCGGCCGCGAGCTCCCATTCGATCAGCTCCGCATCCCTTCGGCTGAGGCGCTCCACGACGTAGACGTCCGGCGGAAACATGATTTGCGAATTCGCCTCGGGCTGCCCGTCGAGATATTTGGAGAACGTCCGGTAGCGCGTCACTATGGCCCCGATCAGGCCGTCGTGGGCGATCACGAGGCCGGCCATCGCCAGGGCGAGGTTGGAGACGGCGATTTTGGGCCGGGGAAGCGCTCCCTCGCCAGAGACGTCGAACCCGGAGGCCTGCACCTCCACCGGCGTGTACGTTTTGCCGCCCCAGACCACCGGCGCCGAGTCCCAGGGGGCCGGGGTGAAGTAGTAGATGTCGGAGGCCGTCATGCCGGGCAGCGCGCGGCAATCGAGGCAGAAAAGCGAGACGAGTTGTCCCGGGTTGGGACTTTGGGCATCGGCGCCCGGAAAATCGTAATCGATCGACATCGCGCCCCCCTACAGGTCGAACGCCTGGACGAACGTTGCGCTCAAATTGCAATAGGCGCACTCCAGCGGAGTGCGGGTCCATTTTTGACAACGCCACTTGAGCGCCGTCGCGGTCCGGGGCGGCGTCCAGAAAAACGGCAGGTATCCGCCGCGGGCGCGCAGGAAATCCTCCAGGGTCTGCGCCTCGGAATCCGTCAGGTTCAACCAGGAGAGGTTGACGGTCAGCCGGACGTTCTGGATTCCGTCGGCGACCGTCTGGCCGTAGCCGTCTCCGAAATTGGTCTGGAGCACCCGTGCCTCGGTTTCGGCCGCGGCCTCCGTGGGGGCGATCGCCGGGAAGGTCGGATACGTGGGCATTAGACCGTGATTCCTCTATTGAGCAGCCCGCCGTTTCGGAGCTGCTCCTGGAGGTTCTTATTCCAATCCGCTTTCACGGCCCGGCCGATCTCCGTTCCCATTCTGCGGGCCGCGTCGGTGTCGGCCGGCGTGGCGCCGGCGGGCACGTGGACGTTGATCGTCGTGTTGATTCCGGCAGAACTTCCGCGTTGACCGGCGCCCGGACGCTGGAGCGAGACCGGAAGCCCGCCGCCGCCGAATCCCCCGATTCCGCCCGCGATCCCCGCCGAGGTCCGGTTTCCGCCGGTTTTGAACCAATCGGCAGCCCCCGGGGCAATGCTGCCGCCGCTGCCGCCTCCGAACCCGAGCAGGTCGAATATTCCGCCGAACATCTTCATGAGCATCATCCGGTAGAACATTTTCATGATGTCCCGGATGACCGAGTTTGCGAAATCGGTGAAGTTCATCTTTCCGATCATGGTGAATTCGGCCAGGGCGTCGGCCGCCGAATCGATCCCCTGCTTGAAACTGTCGATGACGGCTTTTCCGGCGTCGAACGCGGTCGGGATTTCCCGTTGAAATTGGCGCATGCCCTCAATCATCCCATCGAACATGGAGCCGTCGCGCTGGAGGCGGAGCAGGCGTTCCTGCTCGGCGTAGAGGCGCTCGTAGGCGGTCCGGAGCTCTGGGTCGACCGCGAGCAGCTTCTTGTCTTTTTCGGCCCGGAGCAGAAGAATCTGGAGGGCGAGCTGCTCTTGCATGGTTCCGGTCAGCTTGCCGTATTCGAGATTTATCCGTGCCAGATCCTCCGCGCGCCCCGCGTCGTCTTCGGCCTTCTTCACGTCCTTGGTGAGTTGCAGATTGCGGTCGACCTTGTCGCCGTATTCCTGCGCGGCCTTCTTCAGGTCGTCGTATTTCGTCTTGAGCTCCGCAAGGTGCGCCCAAGCCTCGGCGGTTCCTCCCCGACGTCCGGAGAGTTTTTGCTCCATCTCCAGGTACGCCTGCTCGGCGTCCGCCACTTCCCTGGCGAAGGCTTCCTTGCGCTTTGCGGCCTGGCGATCGAGGCGTTCGGCTTCGGCGTCGTAGGCTCTGCCGGATCGCTCCAACTGGTCCGCGCGGTATTCCGAATCCAGGTCTTCGAGCTCGGAGTAGAGCTTTTGCATCTTCTCGCGAAACTGGAGGATGTCCCTGTCGATTGCCTCGATGTCGATGGGGGATGCGCCCGCTCCGCCTTTTCCGGCCCCCTTGGGCTGCATCGCCTTCTCGTATTGTTGATAGGCGTACGCGCGAGCTTGCGCTATCCTTTCCGGGCTCTTCTCGCCCCGTTGCGCAATTCGGTCGATGGCCTCCAGGTTTTGCCGGTACTCCTCCCATGCGGGCTTGGATTTTTCGATCAGGGTGTTAACCACCTTCTCGGCATCCTGGGTGGCCGTCTTGGCGAGCTCGGCCATGCCGACCATTCCGCTCAGGATCGCCGATTCGGGGTCCACGTCAAATGCACTGGTGTTGAGGAGCCCGCCGGTACGCGGAATGGCGGTTTTTCTCACGGATGGGCCGCCCGGAGCGAGCGCCTGGCCGATTGTCCGGCCGCCGACGCCCGCGACGAAACCCATAGTCCCGCCGATCATGCCGGGGAATATGCCCGCCCCGATCTGGGGCCAATTCTCCAGGAGCTCCTTGATCTTTTTCAGTTGAGCTCCGACGAGGCCGGCGGCTCCGGCGGCGCCTTGGAGCGCGGCGGTGATGGCCGATAGAAAGCCCATTTCCAGCATGGCCTGTTCGAGCTCCGTCCAGGCATTCTGCAGGCGATTGAGCTCCGAGCGCGTCGACCGGCCGGCCTCGCCGACGGATCCGGCCATCTCCGAGCGCAACTGGGCGGCGAATTTGGGCAGGAACGATTCCGCCGTCAGCTTGCCGTCGGCCATGAACTTGTCCAGCTCCTGGGTCGTCATGCCCATTGCGCGGGCCGCGATCTGGAAAGCGCCGGGCAGCCGCTCTCCCAATTGGCCCCGCAGTTCCTCGGCCTGCACCTTCCCCTTGCTCATGATCTGGGTCAGGGCCGTCATGGCGCCCGTTGCCTCTTCATTGCTTAGGCCCATGACCGTGGTCGCCTCGGCGATCGCCAGGAACACTTCCTTTGACGCCTGGCCCTCCAGGGCGGTTCCCCTGGCCGCAGCGGCAAACGATCCCAGGCTGTCCGCAGCCGAGAGCATGTTAAGGCCGAGCCGCTTGCTTTCCTCCCGCAGAAACCCGACGGCGTTTTGCGCCTGGGCACTCCCCCCCAGCGCGAATTTGAGCTTGTTTCGCATCGTGTCGAGGGCCATCGCGGTCTCCAGGAGCTCCCGCGCGAGTCTCTCGATGCCTATGGCGGCGATTGCCGCCCCCAACGCTTTGCAGCCGGCGGCCAGGAGCTGCATCGAGGCGTTGACCCGCGAGCCGGATCGCGCACCGGAGCTGCCCATCCGGTCCAGCTCGGAACCCACCTGGCGGATGCCGGTGACTGCGCCGGAAGCGTTTGTCTGGATCACGATCTGGATCCTATTTTCCGCCATTGTCGGTTCCTCAGATTAATCCCTCCGGGCAGATTGATTTCGCCCGGATCTTTTGTTTCAGCACCGCCAGGTCGAGCCAGAAGTTGTAAGGGAAAGCGTCGGCCGCGAACGGAAAACCCGCCGCCTGGAGCGCGTGGACCGTGTAGAGCCGCTCCACGTACGGACCGATCTTGCGCTTTCGCTTCGGATTTTTCTCACATTTCGTGCAAAGAACCGGGAGGGTTCGCCCCTCGCAGTCCTTGACCGTTTCGGGGTCGCACGTCTCCCGGAGCAGCTCGGCGATCTCGGCCTCGAGATCTATTCGTCCAAAGGGGATTCAAGCTCGGCCTCCCGCGAAACGCCAGTGGATTCGAAAGCGGCCAGCGCCACGGCGCACACCACGTCCGGGGCGTTTTTCACGAGCTGCTCTTTCCAGTCCTCGCGGTAATCGGGGTCGGACGGGTCGCTCGCAAACGGCCTGCCGTCGCACCCGAAGGTGCCCTTCTTGAAGCCGGCCAGGATGCGCGCGCCGAATTTCAGGCGGTTTTCAATGATCCGGCCCCTCAATTTCCGGCCGCGCCGCTCGAAAAGCCCGTTCTGGTAGGCGGCGATTTCCTCGGTGGTGGGCGGACGGTAGTGCATCTCGTGGACGTCGCCTGAAACGCCGTCCTGGATTTCAACGATGTTTTTCTGTGCGGACAGGTCGCGCATCGAATCCTCCTCTCGAAATTACGTGATGGTGATGCTCAGTTCGTCGTCGCCTGCGTTCATGGCCAGGGCGAAGGGGACGGCGTAGGTCATGACGCCGTTGCGATCGGCGTACGTCATGTCCCGATACTGGACCTTCGGGGCCGCCACCTGGACGATATTGCCCGCGGTCGCTCCGATGGGACCGATATTGAGAGCGAGCGCCGCGGCCGATTCCCAGTTGGACCAGAACGATCCGGCGGCCTCGGTGACGGTCTCGGGATCGATGCTCCCCTGTGGGTTGCGCTCGGTGACGTCGAAGCCGACGATGCCCGTCGCCGCGTTGAGGGATTTGCGCTCACTCACCGTCACGCCCTGGTCGAGTTCCAGCTTCGTGATCACGCCGGCATAGCCGCCGATGGTGAATGCTCCGGCCAGGACGGGGACCGGCTTCACCGAGGAGAGCGTCTGCGCGCCGGGCGATGCATCGGTGGGCGCCTGGTAGAGCCCCTTGAACGTCCATTCGACCGTGGGGTATTTGCCCACTTCGAAGTTGAGCTTGAAACTGCCGCGGCACCCCAGGATCTTGTGGAAGATGCCGTCCTTGTATAGATATATCGTGCACGATTCGAACCCCGTCGAAACGGGCGCGTAGACGATGGAGGTGCTTGCCGTCACGGTCTCCGACATTGCGCAGGCGCGGAAAAGCGGCCCCTCCCATCCGAACGCGGGCAGGCTGCCGCGCGTGCCGGTGCCCTTGAGTTCGGTGCGAAACGAGAGCTCGACGTGCCGGATGCCTCGCACGAACTGCAAACGGCTGAGCGAGGACCGGATGAAATCGCGCTCCACCACTTCGCCCTGGACCTTGAGATCGACGTCGGCGACGAGGAGACAGTTCGCCGCCGGCGTCGGAACGGGATCGACGCCGTACGTGGCCTCGATTTTGGCCAGTATCACCGTTTTACGTGTGAGCATCTTCGGTTCCTCCCTCCTCGGCCTCCGGAGCGGATTCCGCTTCGCCGGGCCGGTCCGGGTCGATCAAAAATTGTCCGCCCTCCCTGACCGTGATGGTCATGCCGGCGGGTTGTTCCCGAACTTCGAGATTCCTTTTTTTGGCCATAGGGACCTCCTATAGGGTTGCCCGGCACCTGGTCCGGAACGTAATCCCGTAGATTTGCAGCGCATCATTGCCGTCGATCGCCCCTTCGCGAATCGGCAGGAGCGGGTCCATCGCGATTCCGCAATCCTGGTCGGAGAGGGCCGCGCGGATATCCTCCAGGAGATCGTATGCGCCTTTTTCCGCGCCCATGCCGTGACGCACGGACTCCTCGCCCCGGTAGTTGGCGACCACGGCCAGCACCGCGAACAGCATCGTCCGGTCCTGGACCCCGGACACGAGGTGCTCGTACTCACCGCCCTCGTAAGCGACGTAGGCGGCCGGAAGCTGGAGCGCGATCGTCTCCAGGTCTTCAAGATCTCGCGCCAGAAAATCGGCCAGGGACGCGCATGCGCGCAGATACGGAATTTGGGCTCTCAGCCGCGCGCAAATGGCGGTTTCGATTTGCGAAAGCGTCGGCATCAGAATCCCTCCATCGATCCGCGGGTGAACGTCCGCTGCGGGTTGTCCGCGGACATTTCGGGAGCGTCGGACGCCGGCGGATTGCCGTCCGGGTCGCTCGGCCCCAGGCTGAACGCTCCGCGGGCGATCTGCCGGAGCAGCTCGACGGCGACCTTGTAGCGCTCGGCACGCTCCTCGGGCTCCTTGCGGCTCCTGCGGCCGAACAGGTTGTGAATGGCGATGTCGACCGAGAGTTTTTTTAGGATCGCCGGCACCGGAGACATGGGCACGGCGTAGCGCGTGCCCGCGTAGCCGTCGATTTCCTGGTCCGCGTCGGCGATCGCCTCATCGACGCGGCCCGCGTGGACCGCGCCCGTCCCCTCGTCGTCGGTGAGCTGGATCACTGTAGCCTCGTCGATCCGTCCGAGAATGTCGGCGAGCGTGCAATAGGCCATCGATTAGTCCTTTTTCCGGCTCTTCTTGCCCGCATCGTCGGGATCCGCGCCCCGGTCCTCGATCGTCTCCACCTGGAGCATCGGTTCGGCGGAGAGAATTTCGAGCTGCTCGGCGGAAAACGCATCGTCGGGATGCTCGATCCATTCTGCCGGGTGCGCCACGCCGCAGCGCCGAAAGCCGGGCTTGCGCGACCTGATTCTGATCATCGTTTTTCCTTTCCCGGGCGGGGGCGGCCCCGCCCGCTGCGAATCGATTGATTGACGGCGCCTACGACAGCCACGGCACGACCACGAGAGTGGCCGTGTTGTACCAGATATTGGCGGCCCCGTTGGCGATCGTGGGCGCGCTGACGATGGTGCGCCCGGCGCTTTCCAGCGAGGGCGGCACCACCAGGTGCGTCGGGGTGATGCCGAGCGGCGCTCCGGAATCGTTCTTAAACTGCATCATGGCCGCGCGGGCGTTGCCGTAGGCCGCTGCGTCGAGCGTCTGCTTGCTGCCGTAGCCGAGTTGCCACAGGCCGTAGCCGACGTTCTTGCGATCGTCCACGCCGTAGCGGTATTTTTTGCGCATGAACGCCTGTTCGTTTCTCGGGTCGTCGAGGGCGACCAGTTCCGGCTGCTTGCGGATCTGGAGGATGACGGGTTTGATCGGCTTTGAGAGGTCCAGCAGGTACCAGCCTGTGCCGGCGCCGCCCCCGGTGTTGGAAACGGAAACCCCTCCGACCGAGTGATCGGTGTCGAAGAAGTATTGTCCGTCGAAGCACGGCGTGGCGAACCCTGCCGCAAGGCATGCAAACACCAGCATGTCCCGGTGGCTCATGGCGCTCGACGCCAATTGCTGGATCCGCGGCCGATGGATGCCGATCCGGTCGTCCTCGATGTCGTTTCGGTCGACCTCTATGGTGGCTTCGAAGTCCTTGTTGACGATGGCGTAATGGAAGGCGGAGAGGTCCTTGATCAGCCGGTCCCCGATCCACTCCCTCATCGCCGGGAGATCTCCCAGCCAGTCGTAGGATTCCTCGCGCGCGGTGCTCGGAACGTCGGTTGCCACCAGTGGCCACTGGCTCGCCGGGGCGAACGCCAGCACCGCGTCGCGAAAAATCGTGTTGAAGCTCTTGTAAATGGCCTGCAGTGCGGCCTGATTTACGATCATCTGTATCCTCCCCTTTTTAGAGAATGCGCGAAATCAGCGCTGGTCGATATCGACACCCGCCTCGGTTGCCGAGACGAATTCGGCGATTTTGCCGCAGGCGACGTTGTTGGTCGTCGTCTTGGCCACGGTCTGATCGTCGGCGACGTTCACGGCGGCGCCGATATCGGTTACGGCCAGGCCGGAGGCCCCGAGACGATAGACGCCTTTGCGGCGGACGCGCACGGTCTTGTCCCCGTTGGCGCCGCCGGTGTTGTCCACGTATTCCGAGGCGACGCCCACGAATTTGAAATTCGCGGCGTCGGCCCCGGGCACGGCATACCCGGACGCGTTGACGCACACGAGCGATCCCGCGAAAATCTTCGCGGACGCCGCAACTTTGTATTCGAGCTCGACGCCCTCCCTGTAGGGCGTCTGCCGATCGGCGGTGAGAGCGGTCATTTAACCCTCCTTTTTGTTGTGTTTGCCCCAGACCTCATCCGAAATCTGGAGCTGCTTGTTGATCTGCTTTTGCGTTTCGTCGAGAACGGACCCGTCGGGTCCGTTCTCGGGAACCGCGATCCGAGCGACCGGCACCACCACCGGGGCTTTGGCCAGGAAGAGCGCGAACCCTTGCGGATCGGCCAGGGCGTACTTTTCCGCCCACTCTTTTTGGGCCGGCGCGATCTTGCCTTCCTTCAGCGCCGCGGCGACCAGTTCGTCGCGATCGCGCTCGGCCAGGCGCGTTTTGAGCGCGGCCACTTCCGCGGTAAGATCGGGCCGCTGCTTGATCGCGTGGATCGTGGCCACGATTTCGCTTTCCGTCGCGGTTTCGGCCAGGCCCAGGGCCGAGGCGACGCCCTTGGCAACGACCGGCTTGGGAGCCTCCTTGAGTTTTGCGATCGCGGCGATCGCCTGTTCGACCCCGGCGTCCTCGGCGAGGCCGAGAGCCTTCAGCAATTCCTTGAGCTTGTCCACGTCTTCCTCCTTTTCCCCTCCCGGGGCGGGCTTCTTGGCCGTTATCGGCCGTATCCAGTTCAGGCGCGGGGCGTTGGTCAGCGCCACGCGCAACAGTTCGACCAGGCGCCGGTCCTTTTTCGAGGTCAAAAAGACGGGCGAGAAATATCGATATTCGCGGTTGGCGAGGTATTGCCTGGCCCGCTCCGTCCATTCAACGACCGCCCAGAGCCCCTGTTCCCCGCGATCGAGCAATCGCTTGATCCACCCGGCCGCGGGCGCCGTGCCGTCCGGCGAGGACCACTCGCCGCCTTCCGTCTGGTGCTCGAAATCGATCACCATGTCAACTCCGCGCGCATCGAATTTGCGGATCACGTCCGCGATCGCCTCCCGATCGACGATGACGGGCTCATCGCCCTGGAGCTCCACCGTTCCGGCCGGAAACACCTGGAATTCGGACGGCACGGCGCCCGCTTGCGGCATCTCCGCGACAAAGCCTTGGCGCGCCTCGGTCTTGCCGTCGATTCCTTCGAGCAGGCGCCCGGCGGCCTCGAAAATCTCCCGCTCATCCTGTTGCGCGGCCCTTTGCCGGATCGCCGCGAGCGCGGAACGATAGAGTTTCCCGCCCTTGCCGTAGGGGTACTTGTAGGCCTCCTTGGTCTCGAAATCCTCCGAATAGAGCCGGAGCAGGAAGAAGAGACCGTATCGGTCCCAGTCGGGCGGATCCCCCAGGAGCGCGTTGCCGTCCTCGGCGGAAAACGACCAGGCGGAGGATTTGTCTATTCTGCCCTGGCGAATCAGCGCCCAGGCGTGTGAATATGCGGCTTTATGCAACATGGCGCCTCCTTACGGCCTCATGAGATAATCGAGGATAGATTCTCTTATTTCGCCCCAATCGCCCTTCCGCACTCCCAAAAACGGCCGGGCGGGGATGTCGCCCCAGGGCATATTCTGGCGCCGCGAATGCGCGCGCACCTGGTGCGTCCCGCCGCTTTTCCCCTTGCGCGTGTGCGCGCGCACCATGACCGTCACGGCGCCGAACGAACCCTTCGTCGCCCCGAACTGGTGGACCGGAGCGTAGCGGACCGGGGTGCCCACGCGCGCCTCGTTTTTCGCGGCCCGCACGTGGATGCTGTTTCGGAGCGTCGCGGTATCGATCAAGGTCTTCCCGCCGTGCTTCTTGGCGCGCCACGAGCGTTTCCACGGGATACCCTCCGGGCTTCGCCCCTCGGCGAAGTTGCCCATGACGCTCTCCCGGACCACCTCGCCGATCGTGCGCATGACCGGGGTCATGTCCGCCGTCTTCGCCCCGAGGCGCTGGAGCAGGTCGCGAACCTCTTGGTCGTCGATTCTGATCGTAGCGGTCGCCATCAGATTCCTCTTGACTTTTCGCACGGATATGCATAACGTGAATCCACTATGGCATACGACGATTTCAGCATAGCGCTTGCCCGCAAGCGCGGAGCTCCCGACCCGGAGGGCAACGTCCGACGAGCAAATGAGATTTGTGCGCTCATCACGGCGTTCCGTTTCGACGAGGCCGTCGAGGCGCTCGACAGTGTCACCGATCCCGTGATTCGACAGGATCTGGAGCGGCTGATCGAGTTCAACCGAACCTGTCTGTGCATTCCGCGCGAAGATCTCATTGCTGCAACTCGCTCATGAGCCAATCGAATTTGCTCTCCTCATAAAGAATGTTCCCAAACCTCCCATAGGCGGTCAGATTCGGCCTCCGCTCCTTAAGCACCGCCCATAAACGGTCCGAGTAATTCTCGGGGCGTTCGGTCAGATTGAGTTCCGTCACCAGGGCCTTTTCCTCCCATTCCTCCAGTCCGGCCGCTTTGAGGAGCGCCCTCAAGCGCACGATCCAGGTCTGGTAGCCAGACGGGTGATAGGATTTGAGCCGCGCGACCTCTGCCTGGTTGTACTTGAGCCCGAGCGCTTTCAGGGTGTTCGAAACGCTGTGACGCGCCCATAGATCGTTGACTGTCTGTGCCTCGATGTTATAGGCCATGTCCTGGGCGTAGCTCTGTGCATTGAGCCCATAGCCCAGGTGATGCCCGAATTCGTGTACCAGCGTTTTCACGGCATCCACTTCTTCCGGAGTCCACGCCCGTCCGTTTTTGAGGCTGGTCCTGACCAGGTCGTAGAGGTCGGTCCTGAGACCGATCTCGCCGGTGGAGTAGCGCGCCCAGCCATTGAGGCCGGGTATCGTGGACACCTGGATCCGCAGAGGCTCGGTAGAGATCGGCATGCCGGTTGCCCGATATCCGTCCCTCAGCCGGGTAAGATGTTCGGCCAAGGCCGGCATGTCTTGCGGCACGCCCACGTTTTGCGCATTCAGGATCGCCTGGCCTGGCGGGCTGTATTTGGTCAGATCGGGCTTCCACTTCTCAATGCCCGGGTTGTAGTCAAATCCGGCGTCGGGGCGCAGATCCATGCCCACCGTCTGCTCCACGAGGCCGCGCTCCCGCATCTGGCGAGCCGAGAGGGTGCGCACGGAACAGCGGCAGTTGTGGCCGTTCGGCGGATACCAGGTATCCCAGAACGGATGCCGGAAATCGTACACTTTGCCGTCCAGCATGGCATGGGTCGGCCGGGTGCGCGAATCGAGCACGGCGTCATATTGCCAGTAGGGCCGATCTTTGGCCGCCTCGATCATCTGCGCGTACCGCCCGGCCTGGTAGGCCGACTGCAAATTGGTGCGATAGATCGTCTCCAGCCTCCACGGATGGAGGCGCTTGCGGAGCGTGCCGTCGGGCAGCTCCACCCACGCCTTTTCGCCCCGAGGCACATACCACCCCTTGCTTTCCAGGAGAGGCGCCAGGCCGCGCTTGAAATCTCCCAGGCTCACTCCCTTCTCGACCGCGCGCCGCACCGCTCCGCGAATATCCTCCAAGACGTCCATCGACGTAACTCGCGCCACCGTGAACGCCTGGACGTGCTGCGCGGCCCAGACGTCCCGGAACGAATCCGGGGACAAAACCAATCCTTTGCCCCGGAAAAACCGGATCGCCTCAAGAAACGGCAGCAGCTTGGGGGTGATTTCAGGCATCAGCCCCGGCCCTCCTCGCGCGCCCTGAGGTAGCCCCACAGGTTCGCCGCAAAGAGCGCCCGGCGCAGCACCTCCTGGAATTGAGCGGAGTCGAGCGACGCATATCGTGCGTAGAGCGCTTCCAGTATCTGCTCGTAGGACTCCGCGCCCTGGACGATCGCAACGATTTGGGCAAGGAGCGGATCGGTTGCGTCGGCCCGGGCCAGCAGCACGTCGACCAGGTCGTCCACGTATTCCTGGCCGGGATCGGAGGGCACGTCCACGGCCCCGGCCGCGAGCTTGGCCTGAATCGGAACGGGCGCCGGCTTTTTCGCCGGGGCGGAAAGCGGCGTTTCATCCGGTTTGCGCAACGGAATCTTGAACCGTTCAGACACGTGTTCCTGGCTCAGGTCGAAGCCCATTTCGGAGAGGATTTTGTACGTTTCCGCCGCCGCCTTGAGGTCTTCCGGGGGCTCGAAGAGAAAACGGAAGGCGGGCGCCGGCGCGTCCCATCCGAAGTTGAACCCGACGAACGGCCGCAGCACCTGGTGGGCGATCGTCTTGGCCAGGGCCTTGCAATCGGCGTCGGTGAGATCCTGGCGCACGTCGTTGTGCACCTGGCCGAGCGCGTAGCTCCCCTGGCCACGGCTTCCGCCTGCCTCGCTCGTGAGCGTCTGCCCTAGGACGGCCTTGGACATCTGAGCATCACAAAACCGCGTCAGGCTCTCGTAGATGTTTTGCCCTGACGTGCCCCCGGATTTTTGCGCTTCGACGAAGTCGATCTCGGTGGATTTGGAGATTATGCCGGCGGCGTCGGACCCCAGCGACCTGATTGCCGCGATCAGGGCGTCTTTGTCCGCCTTGCTCGCCCCCGGCTCGTAGCGGCCGACCCGCAGCGGCATGCCGTAGACTTCCGCGAACGCAACCCAATCCTTGATCGAGTAATTCTTGAAGAGATACATCCAGGCGCAAACCCGCATGATGCCGGCGCGCGTGTCGTGACCCGACCGCGCCTTGTACCGGTGGAAAACGAACTTGAACGGCGGCGGATCGATCCCGCGCACCGGCTCCTCGGGGGTGATCACTCGAGGCGTGAGCGACTCCCAGAACGTGACTTTCTTGGGATGGATCCACCGCAGGTCGCGGATCGCCGCCTGCCCGGAAGAAGTATCCCAAAGGATTTCCATCATCGAATAGCCCTTGGCCAGGGCATCGAGGAGGTCGAGCACGTGCTCGTCGAAATCCACGAGACCGTCGATCAGCTCGCGGCAGGCTTGGGCGATTTTCTTCGCCTGCGCGTCTTCGGCGGCGGGAAGGATTTCCCACCCGAGCCCCTGGACGGCCAATTTACGCACCTGGAATTGCGACGCCAGGTGCGCGTCCTTTTCCTCCATCTCCTCGAAGAGCTCCGCCTGGCGCCGCATGTCTCCCTGGTCGGCCTCCTTGAGAATCGCGGCCAATCTTTGAGGGGTGAGGCCCCCCGACGGGTAGTCGCTCCAGCGATCTCGGATCTCGGCGATCGCGATTTCGCGTGTTTCCGGGCGGCGTGTATCCCTCGCCTGGATTTCTCTCCCGAACTGGTCGTAGAGCATCAATACGCCCCCCGCTGTTCGCCGAACCGGCGCTGGTCGACCGATTCGTACTCGATGGGTCCGCCTCCCGCAAACTGGACGGCGTGCCATGCGAGCGCGCAGGCAATGGCCGCGTCGCCGTGGCGTTGGCCCCCGTCGCTCCCCCGGCCCCGAAACCCCTCGGGGACCTTGGCCACCCCGCGCTCCATGCGCACGGCGCGGTGATCGTCGAGGATGTCCGAGTCCTTGGGGATCGCGATCGCGCGATCCTCCAGCGCCGATTTGTACCGGGGCATGTTCTCGCGGTACCAGGTCTCGGAGAGCATCACCTGCAGCACGCGCCACGATCCGTAGCGCTGCATGGTGAGCTCGGCGAGATACTGGCCGTTTCCCCGCGCGTCGAGCGCCGCCCCCGAAAACCGGGGGAGGCGATCGGCGACGTAGAAGAGGATCTGTTCCTGCTGCCGGAACGGGATGTTTCGCAGCTCGACCGTGAATGGTGCCCGGTACGTGAGGTCTCGCGATTCCAAAAGAGGCACGATGACGGTGAGGTCTCCGGTGCGTCCGAAATCCTCACCGAGGTAGGATCTGGAGTCCTCGGGCAGCTCGGAGAGGATCGGCAGCAGGTTCTCCTCGCACCAGGCGAGGGCCTCCGCCTGGCGCTCCGGGTCGGGGCGTTCGGCGAATTCCGCCGCGCGGCTCCAGCGCAGCACGGGGATGTCGGCATCCATGCAGCGCTCGATGAGATTGCGCGGGAAATAGGCCCCGCTGCCACGGGACGGCACGCAAAAGAGTTCCTCCTCGGCCGCATCGCCGTAGAAATCGATCAGCCCCTGGCGCCATGCCGCCTCAGTTTCCGGGGTCCAGGCCGTGCCGAGTTTGAGGCAGATGCGCCGATAGAGCCCCTGCGCCAGAGCCTGATCGAGATCGATGCGGTGCAGGCTGTAGGGTTTGCGGCCGGACCGAACATCGTTGACCAGTTCGTTGAACGGATTGTCCTCGCCGTTATGGGTGCTGATCACAACGACCCGGCCTCCCCACATGAGCAAGGCGATGGCGGCTTTGAGCAGCCCGGGCAGGTCGTCGTGGAAGGCGGCTTCATCGATCACGACCTTGCCCTGCTTTCCGCGCAGGTTGCTCGGGCGGCTGGACAGGGCGGTCACGCGCCGGCCCGACGCGAACTTGATCCGGAAAGCCAAAATGTCCCGGTCTTCGTCCCGGACCAATTCCTCTTCCATCGCGGAAGCGGCCAACGAATAGTTGCGGACCCAAAATGCCGTGTCGTGTATGAATTCGAGGGCCATGTCCTTGTTGTAGCCGATGTACCAGACGTCCATGCCCTCTTGCGAGGCGGCCAGCAACGCGTCGTCCGCCGCCTCGGCCCAGGACAGGCCCACGCGGCGCGACTTTTCGCACAGCTTCACGGGAGCCCGGTCCTCGATCCAGGCCTGCTGGTAGGGCAAAAGGGCGGCGGGTACGGCGGGCATGGTTATTCCAACCTTTCGTGCAGCAGCGCTTCGAGCAGGTAGAGGTAATTGTGCGTATCGGTCAACTTTTCCTCCCACCTGGCCGTATCGGTTTCGCCGGTCCGGATAAAATCGAAGAGCGCGACGACGTGTTTTGCCAACATCCCCGCAAGCGCCCGTTCGGGCGTGGCACTCTGCAGCATGGCCGCCGTCTTGAAATTGGACAGCCGGTCATCGTCCGGCGCATATTCGCCCGCCTTGAATTCCAGGACCTGCCTGCAACATGCCTGGCGTCTGGCTACGAGCTCGCTGAAATCTTCTGCGATCATTGCGCCCCCCAAATTTCTGCCGCGAATCTCATGCTCGATATCCCTTCATTGGCTTCCATCGATGGTCTCCACCTCGTGATGTCTCGTGAAGCGACCGTTCCATGTGTCCCAACTGACGGAGCCGCTCCTGGATGCGAAGTAGACCCACTGATGGGTCCGATCGTCATAAAATCGATAGATGCAAATCCCGTCCACCACGAACAGGAGCTCGCAATCGTATTGCCAAGCTCGTTTCACCGGTTCGGCGGGGGGCGGGCTTTTCGGCTCGCACCCCGCGAGCAGCACCACGAGAGCGATCCCCGCTATTGCCCGCATCATTTCGTCACCCCCAGAATTTTACGCCGAATTTCGTCGGCGGCCTCCGGCGTGAGGCCGGTGGAAGCCGGATCGGCCGATCCGGCGGTTTTGGCGCGCATCTCGCGCAGCAGGTCGAGCACGCCCTTTATGTCCCGCAAGGCCGGCAGGCTGACCCGCTGCGGATCGCTCAGTATCGAATTGAGCCGCATCTGCACGGCCTCTTCAAGCGCCGCGACCGCGTCCTCGTCGGTCCGGATCGGCCGCAACTTTTCGGGCGATGCCTGCGCCGCCTGGCCCTTGGCCGCAAGCTGCGCCGCTTTTTGCGCCATGCCCTCCAGGCTGGCCACGGCGAACGCATCCATTGCGTTGAGCGTGGACATGCAATTCTCGATCAACCTCGCGCGAAGCTTGATCGTATTGGCACGGATCGAGGCCATCGCCTGGCGAATCTCTTCCTTTTTCGCCGGCCAGCCGTACTTTTCCGCCCACCTCTTGAGCGTGGACGCCGCAACGCCGGTCAGCGTCGCCACTGCCTCGAACGTCTGCCCGTCCACGCAATAGAGCTGCTCGGCCCGCTCGATTACCTCGAACGAATATTCCTGGCCCATACGCCTACCTGTCCAGCGCGCGACGGATTGCGGCAATCTCGTCGAGGCACCGCTTCAGGTCGATCTGGAGCTCGGCCATTTCCACTGCCTGGGCGGCGGCCACCTCGCATTTGAGGAGCTCGACCTCTTCGAACGGATCGAGCAGATCGCGAATCGAGCTTCGCAATCCGTCAATCTTGAGCTCCAGTTCCCTCGCCCGGTTTTTCTGCTCTTCGAGCCGCCCCATGAATTTCAGTCGCTCGGTCATTCCCGCCCCTCCCGCGCCCGCCGAACCTGCGGGCAGAATTGATTGCGGTTGATGTCGTCGCACGCCCGCTGCCACGCCTGAGTGTTGAGCACGACGATGTCCTTGAGGCTCCCGGCCAGGGACAGGTAGTCCCTGGCGAGATCGGCATTGTTCTCGTACATGCGCCGGATTTCCTGGATCCCCTCCTCGTACATGCGCCGCTGCTCGACCATATCCTCCCGGTACTGTTTCAGGGTGCGCTCGTGAGACTTGTCGCTGAAGGCCCAGATGATCAGGACGATCCCCGGTATGCCGAAATTGGAAAGGAGCTTTATGGCCAGATCGATGCTGACGGGGTCGCTCATCATTTCCTCCAAGCCTCGATGCCCTTCTCGACGGTACGGCCGGCGATATAGCCGCCCACGCCGAGAGTCATCAGGTTCCACAGGTGTTCGGGCAATTCGAGCATCGTGACGTATTGCGGAAAAATCAGCCGCAGGTACGGAGCCAGCAGATAGTTGTTGGCGACGATGGCGACGATCACGAGCATCATGATCGGTCGCCAGTTGCGCTGCAGCCAGCTCTCGCCCCGCGCCTCTGCGGCGATGATCCGCGCCCGCTCCTGGAGCTCCACCTCCAGCCACGAATAGTCGCGCTCCATAGCGGATTGCTGCAGGGTGGTCTTGAGCTCCAGGGCCTTGTCCTTGTCCAGGATGGTCTTGTCGATCACCCCGAAGACGCCCTCCAGGAGCTTGCCGATGATGGGGATTGCCGCAAAAGACATGCATGCCTCCTCTAATCCAGCGCGCGCCGGATCCAGCCGCGCAAAAATTCCGGCTTGTCGAGATCGAGATAAAACTTGATCGCGAGCAGGCGGAACCGGTCCACGAGAAGATCCGGATTGGGATGGTTGTTTACGGCGGTGAGCGTTTTGAGGCCGAGGCATCCGTCCACCGCGAGCCGGGCCGGGCCGGTCTGGTTGGTGGCCTCCTGGAGGATTCGGTGCGCGCGGCCGGGTCCGGTATTGACCGAAATGTCGAGCAGCTTGGCCGCAAGCGCATCCGATCCCAGCATTCCGTAGGCATAGCGGTCCCACCACTGCGACTTGTAGATCGCAATCGCCTCCTCTCGGGTGAGATTGCGGATGTCGTCGGCATCGATGTCGCCGTCGCAGTCCATGTCGCCGTAGAGATAGCCGTCGGATGGATCGATAACGCCAAGAGACAAGAGATAGCGCAAAGAGATTCCATAATTGGTCGCTCCGCCCGGGTCTCTCGGGTTGTTCGCATACCCGCCCTCATGTTTCAGGACCAGCTCGACCGCGCGCTCAAACCGATCGTCTCTCATCGCTTCCTCCCGTGCCGCGGGGTTGCGGTCTGGTTGTTGAATCAAGGGGGGTGCGGAACGTTGAGGTCGAGGTCCCGGTTCCGGCTCTTCCTCCGGATATGGCGTGAAATCGCACGTGGAAGCTCCCCCGTAATGCCCCTGCGGGCGTCCGTGTTTCTTCCCCCGACAGGAGGGAGACCGGGCGGGCGGGACCGCCCGGTCTCTTATCGGGGGATGTAAGATCGCGCAACGAAGCGCAATTAAAGACAGCATAGCAAACGCTTGTGACAAGTACGGTCAAAACGGCCAAAACTTTTTTTCGTGTAAATGCATTTTTTTTCTTGGCGTTCAAATCAACCTCCGCAACGGCCGGGATTGACCCGTATTGCCCGATTTTGAGCAATACCTACCGATCGTGACCGGCCGCGACCGATTGTGATCCGCAAGCGTCCCGTTGCGGGGAGTCCTCGACCAGGTCCCAGCCGTCCAGCACCGTCACCCGCCCCCTGTGGATTTCGAGAGGGATCAAGAGACTGTACGAATGGAGCCAGCGCCGGACGGTTCGCTCCTTGACGCCCGTGCGCCGCACGATTTCCGGGATCCGGATCGTCCGGCTCTTCAGCAGCAGCGACAGGATCGCCACGCATTCGTCGCGCATTTTGTCCCGATATCCCCCGCTCATCGTCGGGCTCCCCCCCCTCAATTGACGGTTGTCGGCTCCGGCGTTCCCTCAACCTCGTCGACTATGACGCAAACGGATGCAACTCCTCTGTGCGTCAGCGTGATGTTGATGTAGCGCCACGGAGCCCTCGGTCCGTACATGCTTTTAAAATGGATCATTGCCTGGTCGATGGATCGTTTGAGCTCGCGGTCGTGGTGGACCGCTTTCGGCTCGCCCATGATTCCGCTCGTTACGCGGCGCCACAATTCTCCCAAATTCATCTGGATTCTCCCCCAAGTCGATCCGTGAATGTTTTGAGCATTTTCCTGACCTCCGCCCGCTCCTCATCCGATGCCGGCAGCTCATTCTCTCTCAATCCGCATTGACGCTCGCGCTCGCGCCCGACTTCGCGCGCGGCGGCAAGCGGCCCGGCGAGCTCCCAGGCGACGTGCCGCAAATAGTTGTGGTTGGCGAGGCTCTTCGGCCGCCGCGAAAGGGTCGCGTCCATTGCCTCGGCCCAGACCTCCGGCGGACAGGGGCGCTCCTCGGAATTCTCCCACCGGACCGTTCAGGGCGCGACCAGGTCCGCCAGGGCGGAGAGGATTTTGCGCGCCCGGGCCGGGGTCAGGCCGCGATCTCCCTTGCGGAAGAGGCCCAGGTAGGGCAAGGTGCGTTCCTCGACCGTTTGTGGCAGCCGCACGAGCAGCTCGACAAACGTTCGCCAATCGGCGTCGTTTTTCCAGGCCTCGAGACTTGCGATCGCGCCGCAGGATGGGCACACCAGGCGCATGGTTATTCTCCAATGCACTTCGGATCTGTCAGGAGCATCTTCCAGGCCCGTTCGTGTTCGGCATGCGTCGCTTGCTCGGAGTGCTTGCTCCATCCGCCGCCCTTGCACTCCCAGATCGACCAGGGCATTCCGTCCGTTACCGGGGGCCGCTTCCGAAAAATTCTGAAGCCTGCCCGTTGGATCTTCCATCGATCACCGGCGTTCATCCGTTTCCCCCTTGAGTTCATATCCATACAGATCCTTGCGCACGCGCTCGGTGCCGGCCTCCACCAGGCGCTCATCCGGCCATTTGTCCACTACGTCCCAATCCACCGATTTGGCGATTTTGATCGCCTCGACGGCGCCAAGGGATTCGAGGCACTCCAGCATGTCGCGGGTGCGCCTGACGCGGCGTTCCACGGCATGCATGAGAGCGCCGTACCGGAGCTCGACGCGATCGCTTTCCGCGAACAGCTCTTCGGAGTGCCGTTTGGCAAACCTTCTGACGGCATGGTCCGCGGAATCGAGCCGCGCCGACAGCGCGTCGATTCCGTCCTTGTATTCCGCGATCACCGCGTCCAGGCGAGCCTGGAGCTCGACGCGCAGTGCGGTGAGCGCCGCATGGGATTGCGCGATCTCACGGAGCAACTCGTCGGCCCGGCCGTGCAGTTCGGACGGGTTTGGTATTTCGGTGCGTTTCGCCATTCTTCGCTCCTTGCGCCTTCATTTCGACCCGATCTTCGGCGCACGTCAGGCACGTCGATCCGCCGAAGCGCATCTGCCCGCATTTCGGGCAGACAATATAGTCGCCCCCCCCCCGATGTGCCGCGCTCATGCCCGTTCCTCCCCGCCTGCGGCATTTTCCCCGGACGCATCGACGGACATCTGTCCGAGCAGCTCGGCGAGGCTTAGGCGTCGCATCCTGGCCTCCAGGGCGAGGATTTTGAGCGCCTTGACGTGACGCCGCTGGAGGAAATCCTCCAGGTCACTGCCGACCGAGGCGAGATAGTAGCCTCCGCCACTCCGATTGCAGGTGGAGCAGATGGGAAGGCCCTCGCGCCGCAATGCCAGGATCACGTCGCGCAATTTGCGCGTGTCGTTTATGCGGTGCGCCCACTGCTCGCCGTACACGCGCTCGTAGAGCTCGCCCATTCCGATCGCGTTTGCCCGGCCGTGGTGGTGCGCCATGATTTTGAGCAGACGCAACTGTATCTCTCCGTTCATGGTTCCCCCTCGTCGCCTTCCGTTGCGCCGGGCCGGGCAGCCTTCGGCCGCCAGCCAGATGCGACGCCCCCGATGCCCAGGCGCGGGCGCTCGGGCACGCACGGTTCGCCGACGTCCGGGCGGATGCACTTGCCGAACCCTCCGGGAACGCGCCGGCCTTTGAATTTGCTGTTCATTTGCCGCCAATGCGGGCAGGTATGGCAATCGCCGGTCCCGTTCATGATCCCGCCTCCCCGTTGAGGGCCTGTCGGGCCGCGGCCCGGCTCAGGGTCCATAATATCTGGAAAGAGACCGTTCGAAATTCTCTCGCGGCGTCGTCGCGCAGCGCCTTCAGAACTTCGGGCGCCGCGGAAAAATCCACCGCGACGACCAGGTCCGACTGCGCCTCGGCGGGGTCCGGCGCGCGCTTCGGCTCCACGGCTGCGGGCCGTACCTCCCTCTCCACTTTTTTCGTCCGCTCCCGGACGATCTCTCCCCGCTCCCGTCTCAATTGCCGCTGGTAGCAGCCGCTGCAAAGGCCACGGCCCTGGATCAGCCGGTGCTTCCCGCATTCCAGGCACTTCGCTTTTGTCTTGCCCATTCCATCCCCCTTTTTCGGATTTTCAACGCCGGGCGCCGGCGCCCTCTCGCGGCCGGCTTCAAACCGGGCGATCAGGGATTCGGCCTCCGAGCATTCGATACACGCCCCGGGCCGGAGATAAACCGGTTTGACCCGGCCATACCAACCCCAGGCCCCCACCGCCTCGGCAAAGGCATGCCCGCCCGGCGTCGGCCGCCGCCGAAGCTCGCGGCACTGGACGGGAGAGACCCGCCCGAGAGAGCACTGGAACGTGTTTGCGCGAAGCCACGCCTCCTGATCGCCCATTTTCGCCTCTTTCTCACGCCGCCCGGGTCACGTGCAGCACCCGGAGGCGGTCGTCGGATTCGACCCACTGGAGGCTTCCGCCCTCGGCAAGCGACTCGGCCAGCAGCTCCCAATTTCGACCCACTGGAGGCTTCCGCCCTCGGCAAGCGACTCGGCCAGCAGCTCCCAATACTCCGGGTTGCGCAGGTACGCCTCGAAGGTCGCCAGCGTGAGCGGCCGGATCTTTTTGGCCGCGAACCGTTCCGCGAAATAGTCGAGCCGGGCGTCCGTCAATACCTCCAGGCGGCGCAGCCGGCGGTCGGAAATCTCGAATCGTTTTCCTCTCATGGTTTCCCCTTTCCGAAAATTCGGCGTTTCAACCCCAGAACCCGCCGAATCCGAGCAGCACGAGCATCAGCGCCGTATGGGCGACGGCCGCGATCAGGCCGGCCACAATGCGTTTCTTGTCCTTTTCGCCCACGAAATTGATCGCAAAACTCAACGTCAGGTACACGACCATCGCAACCTGAGGCCAACGCATGCTCCCCCCTTTAATCTCCTGCGGTCAGCCAGATGATGGCGACAACAGCCAACAGCATGAAAATTTCGGTTACCGCACTCGGCCAATCCATCTCGCTCACTCTCCTTATTCCTCGTCGTCGAGAAACGCCATCGCCGCGGCGTGTGCCTTCTCTTCCTCGGCGTCGAGATGGGCCGCAGCCGCCTCGTAGGCCTGCTCGTAGTCGATATAGCGCCGGTGCAGAGACGATCGGATTTCAACCGGCAGTCGGCACCAGCATTGGTAACAGAGCGGCAATCCGCTGTTCTTCGACACTCCGCAACGGCATTCATCGCTGACCAACGCATCCCTGGGCGTCACGCCGTGATTCGGCCGGCCTCCCATAGATCGAAATGTGGCGCATAGGTGGTTTATCCAGGGCCGTTGCCTGCTGTGTCCGTCCCAGGGAGTCCCTCCGCAGCGCCCTAAGGTCCGTGACCTGCCATGCTCGTAATCCGCGCACCAGGCGCACTGCACGCGATCAGCCATTGTCCACCTCCTCTGCGCTTCTCCCGGCGCGGCGCCGCTGGTAGATCGAGAGCGCTGCGACGATCTTGTGGAGCTGCTCGACCGTGCACCAGCGCACGGTCTGCACGCCGAACATCCTCCTGCTCATGCCGTCCGCGTAGGCCCAGGGGAGCCCGGCATCGCCCAGGATCGCGCCGATTTTGCCCATGAGCGGGCGCTTGGCGTCCGCGGGCGGGCCGGATTTTTTCACCGAGCGCGATCGCGGAGCGAACCCGGCAGCCTCCAGGCGCCGCATCACGACGTCGAATTTCGCCCGGGTCAGCTCGGTCGAGGATTGACAACCGACCGAGCCGAGCAGGTCGCGGTATTCGTCCTCGGTCATGCCGAGCCCCGATTTGGCGACGTGGAGCAACGCTTTCTCCTTGTTGCCGATGATCTCGCGGGCATATTGTTTAGCCATGCGCGTCCCCCTGCTCCGGCACGATCACCGTGATCGCCGTGCCGGTCATTTCATCAATCCGAATGATCAGACCGAGCCGATGGTTCCAGAACTCAGCCAGGAGCCGATGGGGCACCAGCGCCCCGTCGATCCGCCTCCAAAGATCCGCCTGCCGGCGGATTTGCTGCCCGGAGGCGATGGCTTCGTTGACCTGGTCCAGACATGGATAACCTCCGACGCGCTCCCCCCACCGTTGGACGAAGTGCTTACTGAAATGCCGCACTCGATACAGCACACGATCACCCCCCTTCGGCGGCGGAGCCGCCTTTCCGCGCAACCAATTTTTCGGTCCGGGCCAGGATGTGGAGGTCCAACAGATGGACTTCCTGCGCGAATTCGAGTTCCACGACGAAATCCATCCGGTTGCGCCCGCAATAGTGCAGCAGGCACACGAGCAGATCGTGGACGGCGAGATTCTTTCGCGCGCCGTCCCGGAGGTGGAGCTCCAGGAATGGCGCCAGGGCCGTCTCCGCCATCTCGACCGATTTGGCGATGAGACGACGCGTCTCCCGGAGCAGCTCATCGTTATTTCCGATCATCGTCGTTCTCCTTTGCGGCCTCGCCGCCCATTCCCCTGGATTCCCACAGGGCGCAGGTAGCGCCGACCCGGACGAAAAACTTGCCCAGGCTGCAATAGGGGAAAATACTCAGCTCTGTGTAGTGTCTGCAGTGTTCGCAGTCGCGCCACTCCGGATGATTGTCATACCCCTGACGCGCCCTGGCCAGCGCCAGCTCCCTCGTTTCCATCGTCCAACACCATCCTTTCCAGCATATTCAGGGCGTCCCGCGCCTCCTCGATGGCCGCTCGCATCTGCCATCTTTTGCGCTCCCGAATTTTTTTGAGTTTTTCGGCTTTCTCCATGTTTTCCGGCATGCCGGAGCAATCGGCGATCAGCCGGTAGTTGCCGTTTGCGTGCCGGCGCACGACCCCGCGCGAGACGAGCAGCCGCAGCCATTCCGCCGCGTACGCTTCGCTCGCCCCGGAGGCCTCGACGAGATCCTGGACGGTGACCGTTTTGGCCATGCGCAAGAATCGCCACATGACCGCGCGCTTTTCGGGCCTTCGGTCCGCGGCGGGCTTACCGACATAGCGATAGACGCCGCGCTCGAGGCGCACCAGCTCGCCGCCCTTGACCAGGTCCTGGATGGTCCACCACAGGTGTTTCATGTCCGCCCGGGTGCCGATGCCGGCCTCGTGTCCCAGATCCGATGCCGGAAAGCTTCCGCTTCCGGCCCGCGCCTGGAGCTTTCTAGCGGCCTGTCGCACGCGGTCGGCAAATCCCCCCTTTCTCATCCCTTTCCTCCGCTCAAGCCCGCCTTGACCGCGATGCGGGCCATCTCCTCGGTGATCTCTCGGGTGCCCCGGGCGTTGATGATCTGCACCAGGGCGATGATGTCTCGCCGCACAACCCGGAAATCCCCGCCGGAGGCATTGTGCAGGATCCCCGCCACCTCGGTCGTGAGTTTGAGGCCCGTGGCGTCGGAGGCGTAGAACAGCACGTCTCCGACGGCGATCGGGGCGAATTCCAACTTTTGGTAGGTGCGCGACCACGCCCGCGCGTGGTCCTGGAGCATGCCCTTCAATTCTTCCTCGCCGATCAGGACGAACGGCGCGGCGCTGAGATCCGTGAGATCCCGGATGATGTCGAGGTAGGTTTTCGGCATCTTTTCGATCTCATCGACCATGACCGGCCGCGGATCGGCGACCAGATTTTCCACCAGGGCCGCAAAACACGGTCCCTTGCGGTGCGGGGGCGAGACGATCCCGATCTCTTTTGCCAGGCCGCGCAGGAATTCGAGCTCGCTGCCGCGCCAGACCGTGGCGACGCGCAGGTAGCGGCAGTCGTTGTTCGCGGCAAAGACTTGCGCGGTGCGGGTTTTTCCCCGCCCGGCCGCCCCGTAGACGGCCCCCATTCGCCCCTCGCCCTCGGCGAGCGCGAGACCGTCCATCATTGCGCTGAAATTGCGCACATTTTTCGTGTTGATAAACGCCGGCTTGATTACAACTTTCCCCATTTCGCCCCCCCTCATTTGCGATCGCCCTGGTACATCAGGGCCATTTTCACCTCGTATTCCTCGAAATATCCCCGGTGCCGCTCGTAATACTCCGTCTCCTCGAAATATTTCATCCAGGCCTTCTCGACCCGGGGCATGAGCGCTCCACGGGCGAGGTCCTCGACATCGGCCTCGTACCGGTCCGGCTCGTTCATCGCCCGGCGCTTTTCCCAAACGGAGGGTTCCCGGACGGGCTCGGGCTCCGGCTCGATTGCCTCGGCCGGAGGCGCTTTCGCCCGCTCGGCCTCGTGGATCGCCGCGAGCTCCTCGTAATCGCGCAGCGCCTGCTCTTTTTCCGCCTCGGTCATGGGCCTATCGATCAGACGCAGCAGGCCCTTTTCGGGCGATTGGGCCGCCGGCGCCGCTCCTTCGCCGAACTCCTCTTCGCGGCGGCGTTTCACGTCCGGGATCACCACGGCCTCGAAGAATTTGCGCGCGGGACCGATCGTCTCTTTTTTCAGGCGGCGCTGGAGCGCGATCTGGCGCTGCAGCTCCTCGACGTCCTCGGGCGTGCCGAGCTGCGCCGCGGCAGGGTGCACGCGAGGCCGCAGCGGGGCCTCGCAAATGAATTTCCCGTCCGGGCCGTAGACCCAGATCCGCGATTTATCCTGCCAGTCGTAGCGCACCACCGCGCCCTGGCGCTGCCTGCCGTAGAGCGCCGGGTGGTAATAGCGCGACTGCGCCCAGGGCAATTTGATGCCGTCCCGATGGATCGATTTGATCGGCACTTCGCTCATGAGGAGGCGGATTTCGCGCGACTCCGCCTCCGAAAACCCGGGGCCGCGCCCGGCAAGAAAGACCTCGCGCGGGCACTTTCCGTTGAGGTGGCCGCTCTGCCCCCTTGCGGCGTATCTGTCGATCCACTCGGCCAGGGCGCGGTGGGTCTCCTCGATGGTGGGCACCCGGCCGCCCGTGACGAGGGCGTGCAGGGCGCGATGCATTTTTTCGTTGCGCCGCAGTCTGGCCGGCTTGTTCGCGATGCTGGTGCCGGTGAGCGAAGGCGTCTCCCGTTCGAATTCGGACAAAGTGCCGAACCAGCGCTCGATGGGCTTGCTCTCCGGGTGGTAGGCCCAGGCGTAGACCACCTGCATGCCGAGCCGCTCGAACAGCCCCACGAACCCTTCGTGGCTGAAATTCCGGGTTCCGGCGAAGAATTTGCCCCGGAACGCCTTGCCGTTGTCCAGGTAGAGCACTTTGGGGATTTTTCCGAGATTGAGGATCGCCCGGTAGAGGGCGGAGGCGATGGCCCGGGTGTTTTCCTCGGGCATGATTTCCCAGCCGAGAGGATAGTTCGATTTGCCGTCGTACCAGGCGATGAGGGTCATCCGCTTGGGTTTTCCGGTCCACGGGTTGAAAATCTGGAAATTCAGCCGGTGGCCGTCCGCGAACACCACGTCCCCCACGTCCACGCGGTCCCAGTCGCGCTCGATGTGCGGGATGCAATTTTCGTTGAGCGCCTTTTCGCCCTCGCGATAGAGGACCCACTCGGGGTAGTGGATTTGCCGCAGCCGCTCGGCCCGGCGGCGCAACGTGGAATCCGAGAGCCCGCAGGCGACGCCCTCGGCCGCCATCCTGTTGCGCGCGGACCGGACGATTTCGGAGACGAACGGAGCGTTGGGCGATACCGCGAGAACTTTCAAAATTTCATCCTGCCGGGGGGTGATCGTCACCTGGCCCAGGCGATGCTTGCCGCGCCGGTCGGCAAGGACCAGCGGATCGTTTCCGGAGCGCCGCAGCGCAAGGTGTTGCCGCTCAAGGCTTTTCCAGCTCGTCTTGCCGACCAGGCGGAAAATTTCCGGGAAACTGCCTCGCTCGCCCAGGTTGTAGGCGTCAACGAACTGTTCTTTCGCCCGCACCCGGTTGCCCCAGCCGTGTTTGCGGCAGTGCTCGCGGTAGAGGGCAATCAACCTCGATGCGGCAAGCGCCCGCTCGCGCTCCTTATCGTTGAGCGCATCCGCGCCCGTACCGTTCGCGATCGCCGGCGGAAGCCCGCTTTCCCGCAACGCCGGAAGGCCCGACCCGAACGCCGCCGGGAGCCGGGGAGCCGCCCGCTCTTCTTCATGAATGCGGATCGCGAGCTGCACGTCCTCGGGAAGGTCCGAATAGATATATTCCTTTATTGTACCGCCGCCCTTGGGATTGGGACGGTCTTCGCATCTCCACCCTTCCCGGAGCGCCCTCTTATAGACGGCGACTTTGCTGATCCCCAGGATCAATGCGAGACTTTTTCCGGTATAGGCGGCATTCATTATTGTCCGCCCTCCTCGCCGTGCAGTTTCAACAATTGCTCTATGTGGGCAATCACCCTGGCGCTTTTGCGACGGCCGTTGAGTACCCCGTTCACCATTTGGGGCGTCACCCCCAATTCTCGGGCCACTCTCGTTTGGCTGATGCCCTTGCGATGCAGCTCGTATTTGCTGTCCAGTACGGCGCTACTCACTATCGCCTCCTATTTCCGAGAGAATCTTCCTCTTGCGCCTCGCCAATTGCCTGGATTGCAGCTCAGCCTTTGCCCATTCGAGGATGCGATCATCCTGGGCGTCGATGAGTCTCGCCCCCAGGGGAGCGCCCAGGATTTCCAGCGGGGTGATGTCGTTTGTGACGCGGCAAAAAACCGGGAGCAGATTCGCCGGTATTAAGTTGCATTTTGTTTCGGACACCCAAGCATCAAGGTTGGACAAACTGATCGTGCTGCCGCGCCCCCCGCCGAGACCGTCCATCTTGGCAATCTCCCTCATTCTGTCGGATATTTCCTCGCGGCTCAGATCGGAACGTCGCACCGCTTCGCGCATCGCTGCCTTGAGGCGGGACGTAACATTCAATGACGGTCCGAAAAGATTTAGCTGCCTCATGCCTTTGTCCGAAATCCGTTCTTGCGTTGACAGGTCGGTTTGGATACTGTGACTCAAGGTTTCAATTGAAACCTTGAGTGTGAGATTAAACGTAATATTTGATGCTGTCAACCGAAATGTTGGTTTTCAGCAAATAATTTGACGGATTTTTGCGTAAATTTTTATACGAAACAATTTCACAATGTTACGGTCGTCGCTTATGGATGAACAAGTTAATGGCAAAGTTAACGGCAAGGCGAATGCGCCATTAACCGCCGTGGAGGAAATTTTGGCCCGCATGAAGACTGCGTCGGGCACAAAAAATGACAAGCAGTTGGCTGAATTTCTCGGCATGGATCCACAATCGACCACCAATGCCAAGCGGAGGGGTGAGATCCCATCAATTTGGTTGATAAGAGTTTCTGAGCGAACAAACTATTCGGTTGACTGGTTGCTCTACGGAACCGGTCCGATGCGCCGAGAAGAGGAGGTCCGGGAATCGCAAGCCCCCCTTCCCGTGGAATCGGGGGCGGATGCCGACGAAGGGCGGATCGTCAAGCCCGAGGGTCATTTCTACCCTGATTTGCTAAGGATAGTCGTTACTGCCGTAGAAAAATGGTTGGATAAGGAAGACAGGGAAATGGAACCCGCCAAGAAGGCCGAGCTGATCGTCATGCTTTACGAGCTTTTCAGGGAGAAAGGAGAGATTGAAGCGGGAACCATCGAGAAATACCTCCGCCTGGTTTCATAGGAGTAAATCTTTTTTAAAAATATTTAAGGAAAAACAAACCCCATCCGATTTATTCATCATCAACATGCCTCATCTGTAACAATGTATTCGCCCTCCGTGATCCTCATCCGTAATGCGGGCATGTCCTATGATGAAGCTTCCTTCAGAGTCCTCGATAGTGCTGTTTATTGACGGCATCGAGCCAAAACCTGGAGCCTCCGGTAAGTCGCAGGTCAAGCATTCCGCAAAATCAATGCACAATCCAACAATCACAATAAGCGGAACCGTTGACAAAATGATCGGGAGCTGCGAGATTAAGGGCGATCTCGTCATCAACGTCAATTCTTCGGTCCCTGCCTCCGATTTGTTGGAGGCAATAGACCGCATCACCGCGGCGCTCCCCGAATCCGAGCGCAACGATGCCAGGAAAACGCTGTTGGGCTGTCTTGCGTGACGGCGCTTTCGTCCGTCATGCAATGTGGTTGGTGGGCTGAATTCTCATTCAACTATCATTTTCAGGGGGGAACAAATGTTTACTCTTATGGCTCGATTGATTGTTGTTGCCGTTTTATTGATCGGGACGGGTTGCGCGACCATGATACGCGGGACGGAAGAGCCGCTCAACATCACGAGCGAACCGCCTGGCGCGCTCGCGCAGGTTTCCGACGGGCAGAAATGCACCACGCCGTGCAGCGTGAAGCTGAAGCGAAATCAAAGCGTTATCGTCCGGTATTCCAAGGAGGGCTACGAAACGGAATCCCTCAGCGTGTTCCCGACGCTTGCCGGGGCGGGGGTGATTCTGGGCGGGGTGATCGACTACGGAACGGGAGCCGTCTACAGCTTGACTCCAAACCCTGCCCATGTGATCCTAAAGCCTATAAGGACCACCGAGGAAACGCCCCAGGCCGTTCCTGCTCCGCAGGAAACGGTCACCCAGGGCAAATAAACGAGTTTCGGGGAGCGGGATCGTGGACGATATCGTGCAGCGCATCAACAATCACCTCAAGCGCGTTGCCGCGCGCCATCCGGGCGTGTGGAGGCGGGTGGAGGATTTCCGGGCCGCGCGCGGAAAGGATCTTCCGACCTGGCCGAACTGGTGTTTTCTGCCGTTGGCGGGGGCTGTGGCCATAGCGACGAGGGGCGCCCCGGTTGAGCGGCTCGATCCCGCGGACCCCGACGTTTTGAGCGCGGTCGGGGAGGTGCCCCTGATCGGCGCACTGGCCGCCTGGCGGATGACACGTGGGATCTATGCGTTCGATCCCGACGTGTTCGAGTCCGTATGGGACACTCCGGTAGGGCGTATTCCCACCGAGATCCTGTTTCGGCTGCCGGAGTGGTGCATCTACGTTCCGACGCCGGGCAAGGGATTTTTTGAAAAGTGTGAATTGTATGGCTTTTTCGCTCATCTCGAATACGATTCAAACACCGGTCGCCCCGAGCTGCGCCTGGTTGCGGATTCTCAAAAGGGGTGTCTGCCCGGCATCGTGCACCTCGCCCACTCGGATTTGAGAGAGGCCGTGCTGGCGGCGGTGCGAGAGGGTGCGCGAGTCGCCGGTCCGGCGGTCGCGGGGCGCGACCTGCAGGCGCTTGCGGACGTGTTTGCCGGGCTCTATCAGCCGCTCGTGTCGCTCGTACTATACATATGTACAGTGAGCGGCGACGTGCGGGACGCGGCCAGCTCGGATCGCGTTCCGCGGCGCCCGGAACCGCGTAAAACCAAGGCCGGTCCGCGGTTTTTCGCGGCCGATCGGCCCACTGTCTGGGAAACCGGCTACCGGATGGGGGAGGCCCTGAGGAGCGCACGTGCCTCCGCTCCGTCGCCCGGTCTCGGAGGCACGCACGCCGGGCCGCGCCCCCATATTCGGAGGGCGCATTGGCACTCATTCTGGACCGGTCCGGAATCCGAGCCGTCCAGGCGCAAGCTGATCGTGCGCTGGCTCCCTCCGATCGCCGTGGCCCTAGATTCTCCCGACGACCTGGTGCCGACGATCCGCCGAGTCTGACCACGACAATTCTCAAGCCGTCCTCGGCACACCGTATCCCGATCCAGCCTCCGGTGCGGTTTTAAGCCTCTCAAAAAAATACAAGAAAAATCATTTTCCCCCTCATTTTTTGCTTGACATTCATGATAATCGCGATTATCATCTAAATCAACAAAGTGAGAGGCCCGGATGGACGGCATTCCACCCGGGCCGGTGAACCTCCCGAACCCTTAACGAACAAGGAGATCCACAATGAAAAACGTAACAGATTCCACCGAAATCCGCACCATCGAAATCGAAGACAACACCATTTACAACTGCCACGAATGCAACCATCAGCGAGGTAAGTCCTGGGTGGCGATCGTCGAAAAAGACAAGAGCCAGCCGGGTGGCCTGAAGAGGATGTTTCTCCGGCGCGCTCCCGGAGGAAGGGCGTTTCTGGAAGGCGTTGTCCCTGGGGTGTGGCTTGAATTCGCCGGAGATTATTACACCGGATCGGGACACAAACAGGCCAAACGTCATTACTACAGAGTTCTGGAGGTGAACGGCGAGCTCAAAATGGTTCCCTGCGCCGTTGAGGAAATCGGAAAAATGGTCGAGGCGGAACCCGTGAACCCGCTCGCGACCTACACCGACGATGAAATTCTGGCTGAGGCCAAGAGGCGAGGATTGATCTAAACACAAACCGGACGGGGGTGAAAGCCCCCGGCCCGCGGAGGCCGAAAGGAGAACGTTATGGCCATTTATTACGTGCAAATCTCCAGCGCCTGGCAGGGCAGTCGCTGGATGACCGCATATACGACCAATGATCGAACTCTAGCCGAATATCTGGCTCAGAATTTGGTGATTGAAGACAATCAATGGGGGCAGAATAACCCGGGGGTCGGTGGGCGGCGTTATGCTCGATTCATCGCCAAAACCAAGCTGGCCCGAAAGGATGGAGGATCAGCGGTCGGCAAAGCCGAGCTCGACCTTGCCGAAGGCTGGACCGACACCGAATGTCCGACCAGGCGTTCCGGCCCCGAGTCGCAGGCTCGATCGCCCTGGCCGCACTTCCAATATGCCAATCTCGTTTCTGAGGTCTCCAATTTGATCGACCTCTACCACGAGGACCAGGTGGAGAAAGCGCAGCAGGGCACTACTGATTTTCTGCTCCGCGATATACCCGGACCCCTCCACCAGCAGATCAAGGGCGCCGCTGACCAATCCGGAAAAACCATGAGAGATTTCATTCTTTCCGTCCTCGAAAAATCACTCGCGTGATCGCTCCCAAGCCCCCATTTTTTTCGGCGGAAATGGGGGCTTCTTTTTTTCTCACTTAAAATGCCAATTCCCTCAAAATTCCCCCAATTTTCTCATTTTTACATTTGGTAATTATAATTCTACCATCGATTCCTGTAGTCCCGCATCAGTCCTGTATTTGTCCTATATTCGTACTACTGGATCTAGGCGCCATCAAATTTCTCATTTTATCTACCCCCCGACAGTCACGCTTTAGCCTTCTAGTTACCCATGGGTTACCCAGCAATAAAAAAGAGGCTAGGTCGGATGACCTAACCCCTTGAATTTTCTGGTGGGCCGCCAGGGTCTCGAA